ATGAGCTTAAAGAGAAAAAGCGCGTGGTTGGCGACGTTCACACCGGTGTCGACTTGCTTGGTAAGCCATCTCCAAACGATCATACGAACCCCCTGAATTTCATTGGTGCCGTCTACCGTCACTTCGGAGACAGTGAGACGGCAGTGGCCGCAGGAACCCCGGACGAGTACGTGGTGCATCTGGATCGTAGTGAGAAGTCGGAGCTCACAGCGAACCAGAAGAGGGTGTGGGAGGACTTGATTGACAAGCACGCAGAGGACTTTAAGTACCTCCTCACCAGCGACGAGCAGCGTTTCGACTACGACTTCTGGTCCGATGGCAAGCCTAACTCGTATGCTACTGAGGATTACGAGAAGTGGCTTGGCGAGCAGATGCAGGATGAGAGGTTCTTCGCTGCCGACAATGCACTTAATGAGCTGTTGGCCAATACGAAGGCAACTGCCCGCCACATTCAGGAGCTGCGTGCGAGCGCCGCCTGTAAGAAAGGAGAAGACAGCTCTCGAGCGCGTGCGGTCATCACGCCAGGCGTCGCCGGCAGTGAGGGTCTGCACCAGTGCCGCAATGCGCCGAACGTCAAAGCTCTTGAAGCTCTTCATGCCATCCTGTACAACCACACGAACCTCAAAGGGCTCACAGAAGATACTAAGCGCATCCGGTTTGCCGAATTTCTGCGCGCGATCGCCAAGGGGGCGGTCGGGTTCGGCACGGATAAGAGGTCCAACGATTCGTGCTTCAGGAACGCGGTTTGGAAGATGTGCTGCCGGTACTTGGCCGTAATGAACGACATCTTTGAGGAGTACCAGATGGTGAGAGGCCATGTGTACACCCCGGATGAGCACCTCAGGGAGGACGCTTTTCCTCACGGGAGTCTCGACCTCAAGTACTGGATCCTGAAGTTGACGCCATTACTGGCCATCCTCTTATCTGGCATCGGTCCCACCTCTTTCCTCAATCGTCTCGAGTCAACGGTTGACCAGGGAGTGGCGGTGCTGGAGATTCACGGCGAGGAGGCCTACCAGAAGTGGTGGAAGGCTCAGCGCCAGGCAGTACGCTCCGACCACCCAGAGTGGAGCAAGCATTCATTACCACACGTTGCAGAGCATGTTGAATGGGCCCCGTTGGCCCCCCGTATGGTGCGTGATACAAATGTTAAGAGTGACCAGCTCAAGGAAGAGGACATTATCACCCCACATATGGGAATTAGCGAAGGTGATGATCAGATGCATGCGTTTCTTTTGCCGCAGACACCGGAGTGGACTAAACTCAGCACGAGGGAATCGGTTGTCAAGTTCACGGCAATTATGAGCGCACAGACGAAATTCATCTTCGAACCTGCCTTGACCGCCGACGAGTTCGATATGGTGGGCCGCAATGCCATCATCGAGATGTTGTCCGCTTGGATTGGGCTTCCCTCTGGGAAGTCGGACAACTACGAAGTCGCGGTGATCGTCCCAAAGGTTCTCAAGGCCATTAGGAAATTACCACACAGCACACTGAGTAGCCAGCACACGGTGGTGCGAGACCTTGACGGCGCGCCGCTGGAGGTGGTGCGTGATGGTAACTATTGGGCCTTGGCGCTAACTAAGTACTATGCGTTAGCGATCATTAATAAGGAGTCACTAGGCAACCGTGGTTTGTTTTTGAGCCACGGTGACTACTGCTACGCGAAACTTGAGTCTCTCGTAGGCTGTTCAGCCGCCCGGTCTCATCCTACACTCTATGGGGACCGGGACCCCGAGAAACGGGGACTCGAGGAAGCAGCCAGAACCACGTTTGAAGTATGTGGTGAGCTACGCGACAACGCCCACGAGACAGTCAGTGCGGTGCACAGGGACAGGGTTACCCGTGTGTGCTGCACGGCATGGAGGTCGGAACTGCCAGAGCTGGCAGCTCTTCCGAAGGAGGATGTGGTGGCGTCACTGTTAGCTTTTGACTCCGTGACGATGACGGCTGAAATTACTGATGAACACGTCAAAGACCCTATGCTGCTGTGGACTGAATTGGAGGACATTGGGTGCCTACTCGAACCGCTTGTTAGGCACGCCACTGCGCAGCACAAGAAGGTCTCCGCCATGTTTCGCAGCAGGATGTTGCTTGCTGATGCGGAACAAACGGTCCAGCTTGCTCGCTCATACGCGAGTGTGAAGCCTCGAGAATCCGCTACCAAGGAAGGCGGGTCGGACGACGCTGCAAAACCACCTGGTGGTGGGAAGGGCAAGGGGGGCGCCAAGTCAAAGGCCGGCGGTAAGGGTGGTAAGGCATGGAGCCAGTCGCAGGACGCGAAAGGCCAGGCCTCATCCAAGTCCAAAGGCAAGGGCCGCGGCTCTGGTAGTGGCAAGGGTTTTTATCCGTTGCCATCCTGGAGGCGTGGGAGCACCGGCGACAGCTGGTGGCGCTCGAGCGGGGGTCCGCAGTGACCTCCCTTCTCTATCTCTACTCTTCCTGCCCCCGCTCCAAAGTTGAGCTTGGGGGTTTTGCATGCGAATTCGCCGGGGTTATCACATCTTTTTTTACTGTAAAGCGAGAGCCACGTCCACAGGGCGATGTTAGTAGTACGCCAAGGGTCTGACCGACCTTTGGCCTAACACGCTGTAGGATCAGCGCTTTGGGCCCGCTCTTATGAGTGGCGCGGTCGGGGATAGGACCTGTGTCCCTGGGTTGGGAACCCACCTCACAGACGTGAGGCGACTAGCCTGAGCGTGGGAAGTCGTACGCATTGCGCGGCGTGCGTACGGTAGGCGCATCAAGAGTGGGGCTCTCCGAGCCTCGCTCCCACAGGTACGGAAAACGAGTAGTGCAGCGACTGTCCGGCTAGCTGCATGAAAGGTGGTGCGTCTGGCGCGGTGGATGGGGGAGTTGGCTGCCCTCCGTCCTACCCTTGACGTTAGCAATCTCCATCTTAATCTCGGTGTGATTTGTCATGGGTCTTCACTAACCCGTCTGTCGCAAGTGATGGGGCGTCTTTCTTGAGCGGGCGTCTTCTGATCTTCGTGGCTTGCGGGGGTAAGTCTATCTTGCCCAGGTGCGCGCAACTACACCTTCATCGGGGGTGGTGTTGAAGGCGGCTTGGGGGTGCACTCATGGCATCTTCTGCCCCTCTGGGGACGCACTGGGGTTTTGGCGCGTCTTGGGGGTGTTCAATACGTAAGGTGATGCGACACTAGTTATGAACGGAGTTTTCGTCGTATCATGTAACCTTGCGGAGCACCTGCGAGCTGGTATGGGGAATCGTGGCGTGTTGGTCAGCGTCACGGTGCCAGCTTCCGACACAAAGATCGCGATCACGGCTATTTCCTTGTCGCGATAGGGCACTTGCAATTGTTTGCGCGCACCGGCGATCGCTGGTGCTAGGGCTCTTTGAAATCACGGGTGCAGTTTTGGCCGGGCTCTCAGACAGCCCTCCACTGCTCACTATTGAAAACAACTCCTGCACTTGCAGCTGCGATGACTCTGACAGCGAGGCAAGCAGTTCAAGTCAGCAAAGCGCTCCCGTCCCAGAAGGCGGCGCTTCGGGCCATGTACACAAGGCAGAACGCGAACTCAGCCAAGATGAAGTCGCCTCCAGCACCTCCCGCGAGGAGGCGGGCGGCTCCTAGGCAGCAGCAGCCTCAGCAGCGGACCCCCCAGGTCCCGAGGTCGCTGGCGTTTGCGTTTGACGGCTTTGACAAGCGTCACTTGCCTGTTGACGAGCTGACGGCTCCTTACACTGTCACTAATTTCACCACGGTCATGGAGTTTGGTTCGTCCGCTACCATGGACCAGGTTATAGTGGTGTGTCCGCGTCAGCTCAGTCTCCAGGAGACATATGTAGGTCCGCTGACAGATTACATCGCAATGCGGTACGATGCGGCGGAGACTATAGACGGCTCCATCC